GCCTGATATTGCTATTGGTCGGAAGGAAATAATGGCAGCACTGCATGTGTCGGATTGGAAAACTGTGAAAAGATGGAAAAAGAATGGGCTTCCCCTCAGACATCTACCAAACAGAAAACCGATGATCCTAATCTCCGAATTGAAACTTTGGATGATCACATATGATGAGATGAAGAAAAATACCCCCCCTATGCCTACATAAAGCCCTCCCCATGCCCTCTCGAAAATATCCAAATCCTGTGAAATCATTGGTACATCATGACAGATCAGGAAATATCCATAGCAGCCGCCGAACTTGCCCAAGCCAAGACCCGCGAAGCCCTCCGCAACGCGGGGATTGACGAGGGTTTCGTTGCCAGGCGTCTGTCTGAGGCCATGAGCGCCACGGAAGTCAAGGTGTTCAATGGCCGGGATGGGCTGGAATACTCTGATCACCTGATCGATAACAAAACCCGCCTGGAAGCCACCAAGTTCGCGGCGACGCTTCTGGACATGAAGCCTGCCGAGAAACACGATGTCAACGTCAAGGGTGATCTACAAATCAACATCATCGACCGTTTTGGGGGGGAATAGTGGCAGAAATCACGATCCCCTTCAACTACGAGCCACGCCCCTATCAACAGGGACTCTATAACTGCATCGCCAACGGCTACAAGCGGGCCGTCGCGGTTTGGCATCGCCGGGCCGGGAAAGACAAAACCCTTTTGAATCTCCTAATCAAAGAGGCATTCAAGCGCACCGGCGTATATTACTATTTTTTCCCCACCTACAACCAGGGGCGTAAAGTTTTGTGGGACGGCATCGACCGCAATGGATTCCGTTATCTCGACCATATCCCGGAACCCCTCCGGGAAGGAAATCCCAATACGACGGAGATGAAAATCCGCCTTATCAATGGCAGCCTGATACAGATCATCGGCACGGATAATATCGACGCGATTATGGGTACAAACCCAGTGGGTTGCGTGTTTAGCGAGTATTCCCTGCAAAACCCGGCAGCATGGGATCTGATCCGCCCGATTCTGGCCGAGAATGGCGGCTGGGCTGTGTTTAACTACACCCCCAGGGGAAGGAATCATGGGTTTGTCCTGTATGAGATGGCGAAGAACAACCCGGAATGGTTTTGTGAACTCTTGACCGTGGACGATACCGGAGTCGTAACGCCGGAAATGGTGCAGGCGGAGCGTGATGCCGGGATGAGCGAGGAAATGATCCAGCAGGAATTTTACTGCTCTTTCGAGGCATCTCTTGAGGCGTGCTTTTTCCAGGGCGTTCTCGATCATCACGACAGCGTAACGAGCGGGGTCGTCGGAAGACTACGCAAGGACAAGGCAAGCGGAGATATAACGTTCGAGCAGGATCACCGGGGAATGCTGGAAATATGGCGCTTCCCGTATTTTCTGGTTGAGGGATGGGATCAACTGCGATGGAAATACCGCTATGTCATCGGCTCCGATATCTCGGAGGGGGTGGGGCGCGACTGGTCAGTGGCCTATGTTTATGACCGCTATTTGGGGGAGATCGTGGCCCGAATGAGAACCAATACGCTCGATTCCTACCATTGGGCGGATCAGCTCAACAATCTGTCCCATTACTACGAAAACGCTCTCATCGTACCGGAGAGGAACGGCGCGGGTATCACGACAATCGACAGATTGAGAGAACTCGACGCCAACCTCTACGTCCGGGAAGTGGTAGGGCAGATGGGGAAGCAGACCACAAAGCAGTATGGATTTCTTGAGACAGCCGAGGCGAAACAGCTTATCTGTGGCGGCCTTAAGGCTTATCTGGGGCAGCACAAGCCAGTTTATGACCGCATCTTGCTGGCTGAGTGCAGTACGTTTATCGTTGATCCGGACAACGGAAAACTGGGAGCGGATTCAGGGTTTAACGATGACTGCGTGATTGGCGGGGCGCTGGCTGTCCATGGGGACGGATATCTCCCAAAATGCGAGCAGATCATCCCGGAGCCGGAGGGATGGCGGGAGAGAATCAAGGCGAAGAGGGAGGGAAAGAAAGCGGTATGGGCAGCTTAAATCAGGCACTGGAAGCCCTGCGAGAGTTCGTCGAGCACCCGAACAGGCGCAGTGACATCATCATGCAGCGGGGCATCTACCAGCACAAAGACCCGACGGCTATCCAGACCATAGCCATTGACGGCGTGGTGTTTGGCTATCAGGTCAAGGAGAGTTCGCCACTGGAACTCAACCCGTATTTCGACCGATACGCCTACTGCAAGGTTGAGGGGCATAAACTGGCTGAGCTGAGGAAGTCCGGGGAGTTCAAACGATTCTACACGGCTATGCTGGATGCTTTCTTTGAGCCTCAACAGGGCGAGATCATGTTCCGGCAGCTATCCGAGGACTGTTTCAGATTGGGGCAGCGGTTTATGGTTGCATTCCCGGTGAATACCAATCCTGATCTGGTGAGCATTGCCGGGGGCGTGGATCTGGACAGTAAGGGGAGGGTGCTCAGTTGAACATCGATATCGACAAGATAGCCAAGTCAGACACACCGCAGGAGGTCATCGACGTTTACCGCCGGGTGAAACGTCATTTCGTGGATGACCCCGACCGCCGGGCATGGAAGGAAATCCGGGAGAAGAACTGGAAGGCGGCATATCCACTGGATACAGAAAAGGAAGGCATCTGGACGGAGGACGAGAAGGCGGCGATGGTCAAGAAAGGCCAGATCCCCATCGGCGTCAACGACCTTGCCAAGGGCGTTCAGGGCTCCTGCGCTGTGGTGACATCCAAGTCGCCTGGCCTGAATTTCTCTCCCATCGGCGAATCCGATTTGTACGTCTCGGAACTGTTAAAACGCGGATGGGATTACGTTAATTCCCGCAACGGCGGCCCGATCACCTATTTTGACTGGGTGAAGGAGTGCAAACTATCCGGTATGGGGCTGCTGGAGGCCAAGCACGACCCGTCGAAGGGGATATTCGGCAAGATCGTCATCAAAGCCCTCGACCCGACAACCTATTATTTCGACAAAAAAAGCACGCTGCGCGACCATTCGGACGTTAATTTCGGCAAAGCGCACCTGGTAACCAAGAAGTATGCCCTGGAAACCTACGACGGCCTGACCGAGGACGATCTGATTTTTAACGAGATCAGTCCGGACGAGGCGGACAAGGAAGCCACGGACGATTACAAGTTCGGGAAAGATAATTACGCCCTGTCTGAGGGCAAACAGGCCGATCTACCGGCCGAAAACAAGGACGAAGAAGAGGAAAACGTCTGGGAGATCGAGGATTGGGAACTCGCCAAAGTGAAAGAACTCTGGCTGATGGTTCCCTCTCAGGAGAAACCGGGTGAGTTTGACCGGAAAATCTTCAAGACCTATGCGGAGATTGAAGAAGCAGGATGGAGCGTTGACAAGGCTAAGAATATCGCACTGAGAGAAACAAGGGGTGTCATTCAAGACCCGATGACGGGCGGCATGGCGGAAATGAGCGATGTCCTGCAGGCTGTCATCTTGCCCAGAAGAGTGGAGAAGCGAATCCAGCGCATCATTGTCGGAAAAAAGTTGATTTCGAAAGAGGAAAATCCCCTCGGCATCGATGGCGACGGCGAGCCGATCCTGCCTATTATTGCCCTGTCACATGATGCAACCCTCTCAGGGTATCCCACCTGCCCGGTGACCAGGGCTTATGAGATCAGCCGCAGCCGGAACAAGCGCAGGATGCAGAGCATTTATGTTGTTTCCCGGAACATCGAGGCTCCGATTGTGATGAGTGCCGGGTGCAAGTGGGTAAAGGACGAGGAACACGGCGACTGGATACAGGTAAGCAAGGATTCACCTTTCCCGCCGAACCGCCTCATTCCCGGTACGACAAGCGCGGAACTGGTCAACATGGAACAGCGGGACAAAGAGGATATTTCCGACGAGTTTGACATGTCCGACGTTATCCGCGGGAAAATCCCCGCAGGACAGACGAACATGGCCGGGCGCACCGTTCTGGCCTTGCAGGAGATGGTGGGAGTTATGTCCCAGCCGTTCACGCTGTCCGTCGAATCCGCCATGGAGCGGCTCGGCAAGTCCGTCGCCTCCCTGATGCTCAAAACGTGGCCGAAGTCGATGTGGTTGAGATTGATCGAACCGGGGGAAATGGGCACGTGGCAACCGGATCAGGATAAGCAAATCGGCCCGGACGGTCAGCCGGTACAACCGGAGCCGTCGGCGATTCAACAGAAATGGATGGATGCCATTGCCCGGATCATGGGAGAAGATGGCAAGGAGCCGATAAGCATGATCGACATCGACATCAAAATCATTGCCGGCAGCACGCAGCCTACAAATCGGATGATGAAAAAAAGTGAGGCCATGGAAATGGTGAAGGCCGGAATCTATACCCCGGAGATCGCGCTCGAATATGTCGATGATCCTTTACGCGATAAGGCCATCGAATCTTTGAAGCAGCAACGGGAAATGATGCAGCAACAGGAAATGATGAAGCAGGCTCAGAAAGGAGCATAAAGATATGAAACCGTTGAAGGCGATTTATGCACAGGGCAGCCCTCTGATTGGATTGCACCATTCAAGTTCGGTTTATGCGAACGTTTTAGCGGCGAACACCGCTGAAAGCGTAACCGTGCCCGATGGGGCAAAGTATGTCAATTTCTCCGCCACGGCTGATTTCTATGCGAAATTCGGGGGAGCGGCGGCAGTTCCGGCGGATGAGGTTGCAGACGGGACGG